GCGCAGGGGCCGGTGCGGCGGGGACTGGGGCGGGTGCGGGTGCGGGGGCTGGAACTTCGGGCGCTCTTTCTGGCTTAAAGTCTGCTTATCAAACGGTTGCCGCTATTCCAACAAAAATTGGCAGCACTGTTGCTAACGCGCTCGGGTTTCCTATCAATAGCACAATTGCCCAAACCTCATTTGGTAACTCGCTGATTTCTGGTGCAACGACCGCTGCTAAGGGCGGCGACATTGGCGACATTATCAAGTCTGGCCTGTTAGCCGCTGGAGTCACTTACGGACTAGATGCTGCGGCCAATGCCGTTAAAGGCATAATGCCAGATATATCAAAAGCAGTTGGCAGTGAAGTATCCAACGCTGCTGCAACGAGTGGAGTATCGCCAACGAGCGCGCTTGATGCGTTGCAAGAAGTCGTGGTTACCGCTAAAAAAGTCAGTGATGTTGCTGGTCTTGCAGGCGCAGCGACTGGTGCGGTAGCCCCATCACCCGAGAAGGCTACGCTTGAAAAAGCGGAAAAGCCAGAAGATCTTGAGGAAGTTACTGTTACTGGAAGGCGCATAAAAGTACCGCCAACAATTACCCCGGTGCCCGCGCCGGAGCCTAGCCCAATTGAGGCGGCTCAGCCAGAACCTGTATTTGAACCAGCACCGACTGTAGATGACTTACAAGAAATTGAGGTTACTGGAAAGCGTATTGATACACCTCCGGTGGTTGTATCAACTCCAAGTCCTATTGAAACTCCGTTTGAACCAGCACCGACTGTAGATGACTTACAAGAAATTGAGGTTACTGGAAAGCGTATTGATACACCGCCTGTTGTTGTGCCCCCGCCTTCTCCATTAGATGCTTTGGAAGAAGTCGTTGTGACCGGCAAACGCACAGAGCCTTACATTCCAGAACCCCCGCCAATTATCATCAACCCCGCCGATATCCTTAAAGACTATAAGCCAACCGAAGTTAAAGAAGACTTAAACCTTAAAAGCATTCTTGAAAAGTTTGGCACGCTTGAAAACATTTTGAAATTATTAGGTGGCCTAGGGTCTGTTGGAAGCAAAACTGAATCAGTTACTGCACCGCAAACGACGGGCGGATTAGGTGGTGCTTTGCCGAAATACACTTACACCCGTCAACAACTGCAACCGGATATTGATTACTACACATATGGAACTCGACCAGAAGCCAAGTTTTTTGAATATAATCAGCAGGTTGAAAAACCAGAGCAGCCTGTTGGTATTGTTCCGCCAAAAGATCAGCCTGTATTTGCAAGCGGCGGTTTAACCAATTACGCCCACGGCGGCGAAAGCGAATCGCAATATGTCCAAGGACCCGGCTCCGGGCGGGATGACAAGATCCCGGCTCTTCTGAGCGATGGGGAATACGTCATTGATGCAGAGACCTTGGCGCTGCTGGGCGACGGTTCGACCAAGGAAGGTGCGCGTAGGATGGATCAGTTCCGTGCTAATATCCGGCAGCACAAGGGTCGTGCCCTATCGCGTGGCCGGATTAGTCCAAACGCTAAGTCGCCTGACAAGTACATGGGCGGAGGGTTGACCTAATGGGTGTTTTAGACTTTTTGTTTGAGGGCAGCGCCCCAAAGCCCGGTTCAACGACCGGAACAACCACTACTCAGCTTCCCGAGTGGTACACCCAATACACCACAGATATGCTTGGGAAAGCTCAAGCGATCTCCAATCTTCCGTATGCTCAATATCCCGGTCCCAGAATTGCGCCTTTTACGCCAACCGAAAAGACGGGATTTGAAGCCGCTAAAACAGCGGCAGGGGCTTATCAACCGTTTCTTCAGCAAGCGAACGCTACCCTAGGACAAGCGGGGGCCATAAGTGGTTTTGGGGCGGCAGAACCTACATTAACCCAAGCTTCCGGAATGATGGGCGCCTCGGCAGCGCAGCCGTTCTTAACTCAAGCAAGGGGCATGTCTGGGGCAGCCGCTGCCTCGCCGGGATTTGATATAGCCGCTGGAATGAGCGGATTTGGTGTTGCAAACCCTTTGATTTCTCGTGGACTTGGAATTAGCGGTGCGGGTGCTGCTGCGCCGACTTTATCAGCAGCAGAAAGTTTAAGGGCCGCTCTCGCCGCTGAACCCGGTTTTGCACAAGCCGCTGGCATGTCTGGCTACAGGGCCGGGGAGCCATCTATCGGGATGGCAGAGTCAATGCGAGGACTACAAGCCGCTGAACCCGGTTTCGCACAAGCCGCTGGAATGTCTGGCGCAACCGCAATGCAGCCGATGTTTAACAGAGCCGCTGGGATTTCTGGCGCTGATGTTATGCGTCCCTTTGCTGGTCAAGGTATTGATGCAATCACTCGTGCTGGCGGAACGGCAGTAACCCCAGCAGCAGAACGATATTTTCAACAAGCCATCGGGGCATCCCCGCTTTCGGCAGCGGCACCGTATTTAGAGCGGGCTGGGCGAACTTTTCCAGAGTCCGCAGCACAGTATATGAATCCGTATGTAGAGGGGGTCGTAAAACAAATTGCTGATGTGGGTGAGCGTCAACTCCGCGAGAAATTTCTACCCGCAGTAGGACAAGAGTTTATTCAAGCGGGGCAGTTTGGCCCCGGTCGCGGTAGCAGTCGCATGGGTGAGTTTGGTGCTCGGGCATTGCGCGATGTCCAAGAGGCAGTACTTGGCGAACAGGCCAAGGCGCTTCAAACCGGATACGCACAGGCTGCGGATATTTTCGGAGCGGACACTGCTCGTGCTGCGCAACTTGCGGGTACTGCTGGTCAATTGGGTGGCGCTCAACAGCAAGCACTCTTGGAAGCGGGTTCAAGGGTGGGTCAGTTATCCACCGAAGATCTTAATCGATTGTTGGCAAGCGGCGTCAACATTTCAGATATTGGCGCAAAGATGGCAACCTTGTCTGCCGCAGACGCCGAGCGGCTTATTTCAATGGGTCAAGCCACAGGTCAGTTGACCGCCCAAGACGCTGCTCGTTTAGCAGACATTGCACAAGCGCGTGGTCAATTAACAACCCAAGATGCGGCTCGTTTGCTGGAAGCGGGCCAAGTTCGCGGTGCATTGACCGCCCAAGATGCTTCAAGATTAGCAGACATTGCACAAGCGCGAGGTGCCCTAACCGCTCAAGATGCGGCTAGATTGGCAGAGATCGGTCAAGTTCGTGGCGCACTTGCGGGTCAAGATGCAACTCGTATTCTTGAGGGTGCGCAACTTGCGGGTCAGTTAACTGGTCAAGATGCATCGCGAATTGCTGACATTGCTCAAGCGCGAGGAACGCTGGTTGGGCAAGATGCTTCTCGCATTGCTCAGTTGGGTCAAATTACGGGTCAACTGACTCAACAAGATGCCAGCACGCTTGCGGATATTGGCAGGGCGCGTGGACAATTATCCCAGCAAGATGCGGTCAATCTTCAGGCGCTGGCATCCAAGTATTTGGGCCTTGGAGAGGCTGCGCAAACGCTTGGGCTTACGGGTGCCGAAGCCATCACGGGGGTTGGCGCAAAAGAACGCCAAATGCAGCAGGCTAATTTGGATTTGGCGTATCAAGACTTCTTGCGTCAAGAACAATACCCGAAAGAACAAATCAAGTTCTTGTCAGATGTGCTTGGTGGAATTACTTTGCCACAAACAACAATTAATCAAACAACCACAACTCCACCAACGGCGGGTGGACCGTCAAACATTAGTAAAGTAATGACAGGCATTACTGGTATAACAGATTTGCTTAAATTGTTTGGGTCAGATAGTGATCTTGGGAATTTGTTAAAAAAATATAAAACTTAAGCAAAAATATGGTTTTGCTCTTTATTTTGTATAATAGATAAAGGGGAGTTTTTAATGGCTCTTTTTGATGAACAACAGCTTTTTGAATTAAGCGAAAAAGTTGGCGCTTTAAGCGACGAAGAAAATCTTTCTGATAGAGAGAAGTTGATTCGTACCTTACAAAAAGACATTGAAGAATCCGAAGCGACTGAAACGGAGAATTTTGATTCTGTTCTTAAAGACATTGAATCAGCCAAACAGCGTCTTTTGGTTCAACCCTCAAGAAGCGACACTCTTAGACAAATTGCTACCAAGTTGACTCAACAAAGAAGTCCTGATGATCCGCGCTTTTATGAGCGTCAGAACCTTTATACATTTCTTCGAGACATTGGCGAGGTGGGGTCTGAGCAAGCCGCTGCAAGAAAAGCCGCAGAACAAGAGGCCGCTAAACTTGATCAGTTGGCCAACAAATACAGGTTTGAGCGCACTCAAGATCGCGGCAGCAAGGCACGCCAGTTGTTAGCGCAATACTTGTCAAAAGAACCAGAAACGCAAACGGGGCGTGGACTAACTAGAGAAACGCAAACGGGGCGTCAACAAGGATCATCAAGTAGCGAACAATTACCGGCTAGTTTAAGAGAAGTTCAATACTATCAAAACATAGTAAACAATCCTGATAAATTTTCCCCTGAAGAGGTTGATTACGCTCGTAAGTGGTTGGCTAAATCCGTTCGCGTTCCAGAAGAATCTGCGGCTCCTCCAGAGAAATTTGATCAAGATGCTAATGATTTCAAAATTATTGGTGATCCGGGCGCTTTTTCGGATGCTGAGGTGCGGGCAGCAAATGCTCGTATTAGAAAAAAATTCCCATCAATAAGTGAAGATGAAAAAGGACAATTAAGAGATTTAACAAGAGTTAGGCATCAATTTCAATTTACAGTCCCTCTTATTAAAGAAGCCATTGCTCAAGCAAAAGCCGGTGGTGCTTTGGCAACAGGAAACCTTTCTAGATGGGTTGAAGGATTGCCTTGGATTGGTCAGGCAGCAACTGATTTAGAAAGAACATTAGATGCAATTAAATCAAACATTGGATTTAATAAACTTGAAGATCTTAAAGGTCTTTCTCAATTTGGAGCAAGCGGTCTTGGCGCGGTTTCAAACGCAGAACAAATTCTTTTGCAATCTACTCTTGGATCAATTTCAAGAGATCAAAAAGAAGAGAATTTGGTTTATCAACTTACGAGAATCTTAAACTTTTATGAAAAAGATATGCTTGATATTTTAGAAAGAACAAGCGGTATTAAAGGAATCACGAACATTGATAAGGCTATTAAAGAAATTGAAAACAAAAATAGAGCCAATTATTTTCCTTCTAGTACGACAAGGCCTACGCCCCCTGCTGCACCCCCTGTTGAAAAAACTCCGGCGGAAAAGGCTCGTGATGAATTAAATCGCCGTCGCAGCGGAGGCAGCCAATGATTGATTACAGCAAGCTTTCTGAAGAAGAGTTGGAAGCCATTGCCAACAATGACTATTCAAAGTTGTCTGAGGCTACTCTTACGATGTTAGCCGGTGAATCAACGGGTACAGCCACTACAACCCCCAAAGTCGAACCGCTGCCAAGGGGTCCAACCACTCGTGGTGGCAAGCGCACGCCCGGGGTGCCGTTAAATCAACCTAGCGACACTAGGCTTCCAACACTTCCGAGAGACATTCGCACCCCACAAGATGTGGATGTTCGTCGCGGTGCTAGCGGGTTACTGAGTATACCCGGCGGATTTCTTGATATTGCCACTGGTCTTACTAGTATTTTGGGCGAAAACGCAGCTTCTAGATGGCTTAGAGAAAAAGAAAAAGAACTTGCAGCGCAAGCCTTAAGCAAGGAAGGTTACGAAGCTGGAAAAATTGTGCCGCAAATTATTCCTTTTGCTGCAACAGCAAAAGCCGTTTCAATGCTTCCAATTGCAAGCAGACTGGGGATGGCTGGCGCCCAAGTGCTTGGTCAAGCAGGAACTGAATACGCTATAGCCCCAGAAGAAAAAACTGAAAGAGCAATAATTGCTGGAGGCTTAGGCGCAGCAGGTGAAGCGGCTCCGTATGTTATTAGCGGCGGGCGACAGGCTCTTGCGGCTGGTAAAAGGCTTTTTAGTAATGTTGGACCACAAGGCGCAACACCAGAAGAATTGGCCGCGCTTAGAATTACTGAAGGCAGGGGCGTGGGCCGCGAAGAAGCAGAGCGTGAGTTGGCCGCTGCCCGAGAAGCCGAGCGGTTAAAGCAAGAGGAACTTCAGGCGCTAAGGCAAAAGTATCTTGAGCAAAAAGCTTTGCGCGATAAACAAAAAGCAGACTTGAAAGCACAGCAGGCTGCGGCTCAAAAAGAAGCATTTGAGGCTAAGAACATTGATAAAGTTTTAGAAGAAACCAACATCCGTGAGGCTGGCGCAGAGGCTGCGGGCACGCTGGAAGATAGGGCAAGGTCATTTCGCAAGTTGTCAGAAAAATTGGCTAAAGAAGCGGAGGAGGCTTCTCAGGTTAAGGTTGAGATGCCCGAGGTTCGCACTAAGAACGAACGGGCTACTTCGTTCCGCGACATGATTTTGAGTCGGCTTGATCGTCTTAAAGCAGCTCGTGACGAAGCCATTGGTCGAGTGCGTGACCCAGTTACCGGGGTTTCTGAGCCTCTGCCGTTTTTGCGTGGCGCGTTGCAAAAAGAAGATTTAGGTCAGACCGTTAGTGACGCTGCTGAATTCAAGAATCTTGTTGCATTCGCAAAAGAAAAAGCAGAAGGAATTGCTGCTTATGTAGAGCCTATTCGTAAGCCGCTTGAAAGATTGCTCCGAGAAATTCAACCTGTAAAAGAAACTGTTGATGCAAACGGTCAAATTGTTAAAGAAATTATTCCAATTAGATACGAAAAGCTTATTCAAGAACGAAGAATGATTGCCGAACCTAGGACTGGTGAAGAGTACACCGGATATGCCGCAATTACTGCTCAAGAGCGCGAGGATCTTCTTAAAAAAATTGATAATGTTTTAGAAGAATTTGGTCCGGGCTACAAGGACTACATGAAAGAATATGCTCGAACTTCAAAGCCTATTGATGAGTTAAAGTTTGGCGTAGGCGAAAAGGCCACAGAAACTCGCAAGTTTAGTCGCGACAAGTTTGTTAACGATCCAGAAACCGTATTAGATGCCGCGTTATCTAAACCTAGCAAGTCTTCGGCTGAGCGGCTCAAGGCCAGCTACTTTGATGAAACTAACTACGATGAACTTGAAAACATCGTTAGGGAGTCTCTGACGGAAAAGGCAGGCGGTTCAGCCAAGGGCTACGAAAAGGTCTTGAAAGACTATGGCGAGTTCTTGGAAGAGTTTCCAGCGGCCCGCGATGCCTTGAGGGCGGATGCAGATCGATTCATACAGGCTTCAGATGAAGCTGCAAAGACCTCTGCCTTCAAGAAGCGTTGGGCTGAGAAGATGGAAGAGCGTGCCAAGCGCGCTGAAAAGGCTGTTAATTCCATCAGCGATCTTCAGGCTAGGATCAAGACCTCGCTTAATTCTCCGCTCAAGGAAGGCGCTCTGGATGAGATTGCGGCTTTTACCCGGGCTAACCCCAACATGCGCCCGAAGATCGGCGCTGCGCTGCAAGATGTTCTGAAGTCCATTGACGACAACACCATTGTGCGCGCCCTAGAAGTGCCTGAGCGCCAAGCTGCTTTTGTGCGAGCCGGAATGGATCGTGAACAAGTTAATGATGTTTTGAATACCGCTAGAAAAAACATTCAAGCTCAAGAGACTGCGGCTCAAAAAGTTCGCGAAAAAGGCATGGAAATTGGAAGGCTTAATGCAGCAAGCCAAGCAGAAAAATCAGCATTAAAACAAGCCAATTTAGAATTTGAAGCCGCACGAGAATTGCGCGTTACAGCGCAAGAAAAAAGAAAGGCTATGAGCGATATTACTGAAGATATGCGCGATGCCATCAATTTGGCGGCTGAACAGATCCCGTTGAATACGACCGAAGGATTGGCCCGAGCGGTAACTTTAGCGGGTATTTTTGGCGGAGGCGCTACAGCCATTGCAGGCGCACCAGTCACTGGTGGTATAGCTCTTCTTGCTGCTAGTGTGGCAGGTCCTGCTCGTCGCGCTTATGCCAAGCGTCAACAAAAAACAATTGCAACTGAAATTGAAACCATTGTTAACAAAATCATGCAAGACGAAACGGGCGGTGTGGCCAGTGCTATTGGGAAAAAGATTGAACGCGCAGAACAAATTGCAGATGCCCAGCGTATTGCAAATAAGGCTTTGTCTAGGATCGGAATTAAGCCCGGTGTTGGCGCCGTAAGTGCTAATACTATTTACAAGGCTTTTGCCAAAGAGCCAGAAGAAGGCACAGAAACAGAAGAAGCCGAACCCACTCAAGAATCTACCCAAGAACCTACCCAAGAAGCTATCCAAGAATCTACTCAAGAATCTGCTCAAGAGAATGCCCAAGCGCCCGCTCAACCCGAGCAGCCTGTTGAAGAAAAACCAACAGAAAGCACGAGCGTCATTGATAAAACCATTGCGTCTCAAAACGCAGAACACCTAAGACCCATCATAGAATCAATTTACGAGCAAGAATCCTCTAGCGGAAGGAACCCTTTAGCGGAAAGGGAAAACTACGCAGGCGCAGCCGGTGGGATGCAGGTAACCCCTATTGCTTTTGAAGAAGTCAAGCGGGTGGGTTACATCCCAGAAGATTACGAATTATCAAACCCCGAGCATAGATTTGAAGCGGGCGTTGCATACATCCGTTACTTGGCTGACAAGTACAACAACGATCCGGCAAAAATTGCAGCCGCGTATTACGGTGGCCCAAGCGCCATTACGGATTCTGGCATTAACCGCAACAGAAGAGACCCCAAGAATTCGAATGCTCCCACCGTAGGAGAATATGTTGATGAAGTTTTGAAGCGCATTGTCCCAACAGCGGAAGCCCGTCAAATGGCCCGTGGCGGCGTTGTATACACACCGCAAGAGGAAATGTTGCTTAAGAAATACTCAAACGGGGGTGCATCCAAACGCCCTACGCTGCCCGCTGATCGCTCGACGGGCTATAAAAAAAGTGGCGAAAAGGATGAATATGCGCTCAAGCGATTCTTTGAATCCGCTGCTCAAGAATTGCCATCCGCAATCAAGGATAGCGTAACCAGCAACGCTGACTTGGCGGCAAAGTATCTCAAGTTCAAGTTTGGCATGATGTCGCCGGACGAGATGATGATGGTGGCGCGTTCGTTGCCTCAAGCATTGCGAGGTGCTGCTGTAGCGGCCATGCAAGCCGTCAAGGAAGCTCCTAAAGCCGTGGCCGAAGCTACGCCAGAAACTGCGGGCAAGTTTGCGGGGCAGATGATTGCTGGAGAGATGACTGATCCGCTGAAGTTAGTAAGAGGAATGCCAAAGCCAACGATGGCTGAGCTTGACGTTTATCACGGCACCCCGCACCGCTTTCCGGCTACAGAGGCCAACCCGCTCGGTGAGTTTGATGCCAGCAAGATTGGCACGGGTGAGGGGGCGCAGGCGTATGGGCATGGCATTTACTTTGCGGAATCTCCAAGCGTTGCAAAGGCATATCAGAACCCAAACGCGGGCAGTATGTTCCTTGGCAGTCGCGGAATTAACGTAAGCGGCAAAACCTACAGCAGTAGCGGGCAATTACGCAAAGCCCGCGATGAAGCAACGGACATGACTGAAAAAGCCATGTACGACATTCTTGCAACGGCGCAAAACAAAGGTATTGATGGCCCCAACAAAATAGCAAAGGCAATTAAAGACAACCCTGTGGCTTGGGGTAGTTGGGAATTTGGGCAAGACACGTTAAATGCAGCAATGAAGCGCATTAGGAAGGAAGCGTCTTTTTCTAGCCAAAAAGGATCGTTTTACAAAGCCGACCTACCCGACGAAATGATTGACCGTATGCTGGATTGGGATAAGCCGTTGAGCGAGCAGCCAAAATCGGTTCGACAATTTTTTGAACCGTTAGTTGCGCCAATTAGGAAAGCAGAAGCGCAGGGTAGCGGGCCAGAGTGGGGTGATTTTGCTGCGCCAAGAGATTACGACCCACCAGGCTCGGAGTTAATGCAATTGCTTGGTAGGTTAGATCAAATGAGCGCGGCGTCTGTTTTGTCTGGAGGCACCGGGGGGGCAGCATCTTCCGCAAAATTACAGACCGCAGGCATCCCCGGCATCAAGTACCTAGACGCAGGCAGCCGAGGCCAAGGCAGCAGCGGCACACGCAACTTTGTCGTGTTTCCCGGCGAGGAAAAGAAAGTACGCATATTGGAGCGTAAGTAATGCTCTTGCTAAGACGGTACGCTAGCAGGTAGAGTCAAGCCTATGAAAAGGAAGGACAAGTACACCCCTGTCCAGATTGAGGACGGCAAATGGTATCGCGTCCGAGGATACACGCACTCGGAGTGTTGTGATTGCGCATTGGTTCACAAAGAAGAATACCGTCTTGTAGACGGGCAGCTTGAATGGAAGGCCACAAGGGACGACAAAACAACCAAAGTTCGTCGTAAAGAATTAGGTATAAAGGTGACTTGTGCCGCTAAAAGTGACTGATGAAGAGTTCGTCGAAATATGGAATCGATTGAGAGAACCTAGAAAGATTGCACTGCATTTTGATCTAGATATCAGAAGCGTGCATTCAAGAAGGAAATCAATTGAAACAAGGCTAGGGATTATTTTACCAAGCAAAAACACTAAAAAAAATACAAGCAACATCAAAAACATACAGCGATCCATGAGCGAACAAGCCTCGGAAAAGCGTGCTCGCGTTTACCAGAAAGAAATCAACGAGACGCTAGTTGACGGAATCATCATGGTTGCCAGTGACGCCCACTACTGGCCGGGCATCGTCAGCATCGCCCATCAAGCCTTTTGTAAGTTAATCAAAGAGTTAAAGCCGCAAATCGTTGTGCTCAACGGCGACATCTTGGACGGCGCCAGAATCAGCCGTCACGCTCGCATCATGTGGGAGCCGCAGCCGAAGTTAAAAGACGAATTACACGCGGTTCAAGACCGCTGCGCCGAGATCGAACGAGCCGCAGGCAGCGCACAATTGATACGATCCATCGGCAACCACGATGCCCGATTTGAGACCATGATGTCTTCTAGCGTCCCAGAAATCGAAGAACTACCCGGGTCTACTTTGTTTGATTATCTACCAAACTGGAGAGCGTCTTGGGTCATTCATATCAACCCCATCACAGACGGATGGCTATCCATTCGGCATCGGCCCGTCAGCGGCGGTATCCACGCTTCCTATAACAGCACCTTACGAGCCGGTGTTTCTTATGTTCATGGCCACCTTCATAAACTTCAGGTTACGCCTTGGAGCGACTATCGCGGTCGTCGATACGGTGTAGACACCGGGACCCTTGCGGAACCATGCGGGCCTCAATTCAACTACACCGAGGCTGGCCCAGTTAACTGGACCTCTGGCTTTGCCGTTCTTACTTTTGTAAGCGGTAAGTTGCTTCAACCCGAATTGTGCGTTGTTGAACATGGCAAGGCTTGGTTCCGAGGTAAAGAGGTTTAAGGGAATTTGATGCCGTCTGTTTCCACCTTCTGGTTCTGAAGAGAATCCACATACGCTGTAATGATGGTTTCAATGAACTGCCCGAACTGATCGGGGTTGAATTCCATAAAGTTATAGACGCCCGAGGCTTCAATAAAGTACCCCGCCGCTGCGGCAGCGTCATTGATGGCCAATTGCTCGTTGGGTGATTTGTCAATCATATAGTCATCCATACATCGCATTGAGCAGAATTGCGCCCGAGGCCGGGTTACCCTCATGGGCGGCATGTACAAAAACCCCCGAGCTTCGCGTCGGCACATCCGGCACAAACCTAAACTCGACAATTTCCGTGTATTGACCATTTTTCCGAACCCTGATTTCAAAAGGTTTGCGTAATGCATCTGCATTAACAAGGGCTTCGGCTGTACTAGTTGGCAAAACGCCCGGGCTACTCATTCTAGACCTCCACCACTTTTGTGCTTTGCTGCGTGGAAACCCTTTGTGATCGAAGCATACCCACTCCCGATATGTTTCAATCCCACATCGGTATTCTACCCTCATGGAGTCGGGCTTACCTTCTTTCTTGTGTACCCTATAGGACACACTATTGACCTTAATCCACGATGTGGGTGCATCTACGGTCATGGCCGGTAAAGTGGTGGCTGTTTGATCAATGGCGAGCGGTGTATCGGGCCACACATAACCGCAATCCGGGCATTCAGCGCAGCCCGCGAAGACGATGCTTTGGCACTTGGGGCAGTTTTTGGTCGGTGCTACGCCCTCTCCGGTTGATTTACGGGGCTTCTTGGGGTTAACCCGATCCACTGGACCATGCCGAGCAATATTCCCTGCAAAGTCCAATACCAAACAATCGTTCTTGCCAGCGAAGTTACGCATACCCCGACCCATGATCTGGATGTACAACCCGGTTGACTGCGTCGGTCGAAGCAGGGCAATCATATCGACCGCTGGTGCGTTGAATCCTGTCGTCAGAACGCCCATAGAGGCAATAGCGCGGATTTTACGGGCCTTGAAGGCAGTGATGACCCGATCGCGCTCGTCGCTTGGGGTGTCTCCAAAGATCGTCGCGCAGTCAATCCCGTGGCTACGGATCAACTCAGCAATTTGATTGGCGTGATTAACGCCTGCGCAAAAGATCAACCATGATTGTCGGTTCTCGCCATAAGAGACGATTTCGCGCACTATGGACTCGTTGACATCCCGTCGATTGACAGCGCGCTCTAATTCACTGGCTACGAAATCCCCGCCTCGGATGCTTACCCCGGCTACGCTCAATCTCGTTTGCGGTTGCTTGGATACCAACTTGGTTAAATACCCCTGCTCAACCATGTCCTTCAATTCAGCCTCGTAAGCAATCGCGTCAAAGAGCGACCCGTCGCCCATGTGGAGAAGACCCGAATCCAAGCGGTAAGGAGTCGCCGTCAACCCGATCACCCGCACATGCGGGTTCATAATCTTCAAGTTATTCAAGAACTTCTGGTACATCGTGTTGGTTTTTCTCGGAATTAGGTGCGCCTCATCTACCAACACTAAGTCAACCTTTGTAAACCGCGAGGCTTTGCCATATACGGACTGTATACCGCAAAACACGATTGACGGATCGTAGTCCCTTTTGTTTAGGCCTGCCGAATTGATGCCCGCCGGGGCTTCGGGCCAGAACCCTTTGAGTTCCTCATAGTTTTGTCGAATCAGCTCACGCACATGCGTAATGACCAGAATCTTGGTGTCGGGCCATTGAGTCAAGATGCGTTTACAAAAGTCAGCGATTACTACACTTTTGCCTGTTCCTGTTGGCAACACAATCAACGGGTTGCCTTCTTCTTCTTGAAAATACTTTAATGTACTTTCAATGGCTTCTTCTTGATACGGTCTTAACTTAATCATGCTACCTCAAGCATCAAATTCCGGCCTTGGAAGGTTTGACAAAATCCTTTCCGCCAATTGCTTGACATTCATCAATTCCGCATGGGAATTAGAAATCACGAGCGCATAACAGTAAAGGTCCAATGCCTTCATAATCAAGTACATATCATCGCCCGTGATTAAGAAAGTGCTTTCTGTTTCGTAATTTTCTAAGTCGTCGAATTGATCCATGTCTTTCCATCCCTCATTCGATATTCAACCCAGTTCTCATTAGAGTTTACCTGTTCACCGGGAATAATATCTGGAACAAAAAGATGGTGTTCGCAGCCATTTAATTGATCTTGGATGTCAAGTTCTTTTTTGTGAAATTCGCATTTCCAACCGCCCGTTTTAAGCGGAGAACTGTGCAAGCAGGTCCTGCACGATTTCTGACGCGGCAATTCGTCTTCGTGGCACAATCCGTGAAAAGCGCAGTACTTGCACTCATGCCAAGCCGGGTCGGAAGATATTCGTGCCGCAGGCCGTGGCATAAAGATGATACGCCGTGCCTTCTCAATGAACTTTTCGGCTTCTTCGGCGTCGTATTGGGTTACGATGCTCACGATGTCCCGCACACCGGGACTGCCTACGGTCAAGTAATGCTTCTTTGCTTCAAAGAAGTGCATGTACACTTGGGCTTGTGCGTAATAAACATAGTCCCAGTTCTTCAAAGCATCAACATCGCCCCTTAAAGACTTGAGCGAAACCAGTTTTTTGTACTTGGCTTCGTTGGATATCTTGCACTCCCAAACATA